AGTCGTTCTTTCTTGTCCTGATTCGCATTGTTGATACCCAACATGGTCATCAGTTCATTCCATATCCGGCCGCGGAGGACGGATAGGTTCGTGATCTGATCCGGGTGCATCCCCAGGTCGAGTGTGGTGATGCTGTCCGCTAGGCTGACTTCGATCCCGGCTTGGACGACTATCGCATTGTTGCCCGCTTCGACTTCCCGGTTGAAGTTCTCCACCGACAGTTGTGTCTCTTCGGTGGCGGCGAGGAGCTTAGCTACGCGGGCGTTCTTCGAGTTGATTTCGATTGTGCGGTCGAGTTCTGCGAGTCTGGATGCGTAGATGCGGATGATGTCGATGTCGGGCATGCGCATGTAGTTCGCCCAAATCGGTACGCATTGATCCATGTCGAGGTAGATGTTCGGGATTATCCCGTTCCCGTAGGCGAGGAACCGTGTCGGGTCCTGTTGTAGATTCAGGTTCCCGGCCGGTGAACCGTACAGCGCATAGAACATGCGGTTACGCTTGTTCTTGTAGAAGATGGCGAGCGCGTTGTACATGAGCGCCATTTCGAGGTTCCGTTTCGATACCTCCTTCGGTAGCCCGTTCCAGTCGAAACGGTTCATGGATAGTTCCATGATCTTCCGTTCAAGCATCCAATAAATCTGTTGAGTGCGGGTCGCCGCCGTTGTCTTTGGCGTCAGCAACGGCTCATAGTACATCGTGTACATGGGCGAGTTCTCCAAGGACAGGAGTCCCTGGCGCTGCATCCGATTCTTGCTACTCATCATCATCCATCAAGTGCAGAAAACAGTAATCAGGAGAAGCGAATACGCCGTTTTGTGACGCATATGATTCTCGGTGACACCCGGGAAATTCACATTCTCTCATCATTGTCCAATCGGGGTCCAGCGTCACGCTGGCTAGTAGCTAATTCCTGGTAGGGGCTGGTTGTCGGTCATTTGTGTTGTGCCGATGTCTGTGGCGTTCTGCCATACGGTGACACCTTTTTCGAAGATGGCCCGGATTATCTGCTTCATACCTTCGGGCATGAATGCCCGGGTGATGTAGGTTTCTTGCAGCTTCCAGTACGTGAATTTTGTCATGCAATGGAAGTTATCGGGCATGGTGCCCCACTGCTGGATAGCGTACCCGTAACGGAGCCAATACATTCCGACACGTCGCAGATAGTTGAGGTTCAACATCTTCCACCGGAGCGAATAGCCGAGGAGATTATTTGCGATGTTGAAAGAATCCCCGTTGAACTGGCCGGACGTGGACGGCTGTGTCATCATCGCGTCTTGAATCTTCGCGTTGATCCCAGCTATCGTATTGTGATAGTCGCCGTTCGCGGCCATGTTCGCATAGCCGAGGTTCGTGTCGCGGATCTGTCCGGCCGTCTGAATGTCGGCTCCTGCGGACCCTGTGCGTGCAGTCTGTTGAATATCGCTGCTCCGTTGAATACCGCCGATGTCTGTAACCGTGCGCATCGCACTCGTCGCAGCATCGAAAGCGCCCCCAGCGACCCCGATACCGTCACCTCGGCCGATACCGTTAGCTACATCATTACCGGCATTGAGAATTCCGTGACTTACCGCCATTTGTGTGTTGAGAGAAGCCTGTTCCGCTGTGGCGGCATTGGCGATGTTAGCTTGACTGCGCGTATTGGTCATCTGTGATCCGGCGATGGCCGCGTTCGCGGCTGCTCCGGCGAGGGCGCGTTGTTGTTCCCATCCGGCGGACCGGAAGCTATACGGAATTCCGGCATGGTTGGATGCGAGGTAGTTGATGAACCCATTGTTGACGATGGGGAGGGTGGGGAAGTTGTCGAGGAATGCGGCGAAGTCGAGGAATTCTCCGCCGTCGTCGGACTGCCAGAGACTACTCGTGGCTTCGGTTTCGTCGTCTGCGTTGTAGCGGCGGGGCATGATTGCGATACGTTGCCCGGGTGGCATGAACGCCCCGATTTCGACAATGTTCGCGCCGTCGTCCTGCCACATTTCAGGTTTGATCACAACCGGGCTACCCGTAAACGTCGTCAACTCGATAAACATGTACGGGTAGGTGAGGAACTTTTTGAGGACAGCGAAATCCTCACCCAGAATGTTTCCGATGAATTCGGCATTACGCCAGTTCAAAAGAACAGTGTTCGTGTAGGCTTCCGTCATCATCGGGGGACCCGCATAGAACGTTACCCCGGCTACGGGGGAGATGTTGTCCGCGAACGAGAAGCTAGGGAAATATCGTTTAAGGGGGAGTAGCGTGATACTCATGATTGCTTCGGTGGCCCACGAGTATTGGGCGTAATGCGACATGAACGCTTCGAAATCCTGAATCGTAGCGAACACATAGAAGTTGGCACCGGTCGGCAGGTTATTGAACAGGGAGCCGGTGGCTGTTTGCAGAGTCGGGTCGGTAGCGGTACCCGGGTCGACCGTGAAATCGTATGAGGATACGATGAGGACATTGAGTCCGTCGTCGGCTTGGAGTGACTCGAATTCAACATGTACGGTCCGATATTCGGAGCCCACGTCGATGCCTTCGGGGATGGTGAGGTAGTCGCGACCGTAATGTTCGAACTGTCTACTGTTGGCGATCCCGAGATGACCACGTTCGATATAGCATTGGCCGAACGTCACATCATAGATGTACGTCTGCCAAACATCCAACTGTAGATTCAGGACAGTAGTCGACGGGTTCACATACTCATAGCCGGTGACGAAATAGTAGTAGTTCCGCTGAACGTCCCCATCTATCGGGCTGAGCGGGTTAGATGCTCGCAGATAGTTGTATTTCGCTGCGGTGTTGAACGGGATACCTACCCGGACTTTCTGCCCGAACTTGGCGAGGGAAGTCTGGGTAATATCGACAGATTCGGCTACCTCATCAATATAGTTGTCGAGGTCGGCCTGGGTGTCGGGACGCCACACGTCCCGGTAGTCGTTGTTCCAGGGGACGTTGGTTAACGTGATTTTTGTGTTGGGCGCCCATTTCGTGAAGTTGATTCCGAAAGCTGCACCCGTGTCTGTCACCCGTCCAGGGTACAGCAAACCGCCCCCGCCCGACAGGATCGGGTGAGGGCGGTTCGCTGCGCTTGCGACTTGGAGGTGTCCGACCGACCAAGATCAGACGGGCATCAGCCTACCACGGTTAGACGGCCGGGGTGATGGTGACACCGTTCGTGGTCGCCGTACCGGTGGTGAGGCCCGCCTTCGACGCGGTGATGACGGCCGCGATGGTGTGTCCGCCGTCGGCCGTGACTGTCGTGTAGTCGTGGTCCGTCGCACCGGTGATGGGGGTCCCGTCGTTCGTCCACTGCACAGTGAACGTGAGGTCGGGCTGGTCCCATGACCCGTTGTTGACGGTGAGGACTGTTCCGACGGGCCCGCCCGCTGCGGGCGTGATGCCCGGCTTTCGAGTGTTGTTGATCACGCCGGGAGTCTCATCCACGGCGAGTCCGACGGACCCGTACACCTGCGGGCCGGTGACGGTTAGCGCCAGCACCGATTCGAACGTGTTGTCCGACGTCGCCACCGCAACCACGTTCACGGTAGCGGACTCTTCATCCACGCCGATGAGTAGGATACCCATCTGATTGACGCGGGTACGCGGAGAGCTGTTCCCGACGACACGCAACGTGACACCCGAGTTGGGGCCGTCCGCGGGGGACGTGATTGCGGACGTGGCGACGAGGTACGCGCCACCACGTTCCACGGTCGCCGCACCGTTCGTGATCGTGACAGGTGTGTTCACGTCGTAGCCGGTGTCCGGGTCGGAGTCGAGTTCCGTCAGCGTGAAGTCGTTGAGCCCAACGATGTCGTAGGTCTGGACCGTGATGGTGGTCTGCTCCAATGACGTGAGGAGAATGGCGTTTTCGAACGGGGACGCGGAAATCAGCTCCTGGTGGTGGAAGAAAAAGTTGGTGTAGAGGCCCGCAGGGTTCTGAGTCTGCCCCTGCCGCATCAACTTGTCCGCGATCATGAAGAACTGACGCGACGTGAGGATTCCCTGGAATCCGGGGATGTCGACATGCTCGTCCGGGAGTGTGATGATCCGGGATTGGATGTCCATGTTCCCGAGGTTGAACGCGCCAGCGAGAGCGTTCACGTCCATGGCCGCCTTCGCGTCCGTGGTCGTGATCAGTACCAGGTCGGACTTGTCAGTCCGCCGCGGCATGTGCCGCGCGTTATACCGCTCCGAAATGAACGGGAGCCGGTCGCTGTAGGAACGGATCGTGCGGAGGAACCGCTTCGCGTCGTTGTCCACGGAATCGTCACTAGCGATGTCGGGGACCTGTGCGCGGAAGAATCCTTCCGCGTTGTAGTAGCGGCGGAGCGTGTCGGTGGTCTGTAGGTACTCATCCCACTGGTCGGACGTGTACATGGCCCCGACGATTTCCCCGAGGAGCTTCGACAGGCCACCTTCATTGAGGAACGCACGCTCTAGCTGGGATTCGTTCACGGTCGTCTTATAGAACTCTTCCCGGTTCACCTTGTGGAACGCGGTCTGAATGTGGGACGGTTCGCGGCCGAAGAGCATCTTTTCGAGGTACTCGGCTTCCGCGTTGTACGTCTTCGCCTTCAACAGCCCGACAGCTACCTCTTCGATCGACTCGCCCATGTTGAGGAGCCCGACCTTCAAGAATGAGAGCGGGTTGTCCCACACCATGGAACGGATGACCTGACCGCCGAGCACGTTCACCAGTTCGATCATGAACGCATTGAGTGCGGGCTGGTAGTTCCACATGGCGTTTATGGACGCGTCCAGG